TATCTTGACTAACACCATTTAAATATATCCTACTATATGTTGCAGCTTTTGTTATACTATAAAACTGAAGACTTGTAGTTACCGCTGTATCAGGATTTACCTCTTCATCAGTAGGGAAAATTCCTTGAATCATACCTTGTCCTGAACCAGCAGCATCTTTTTGGATTTGTAATAAATCTGAATCAGTAGAACCTGAAGGGCCTTTATCTATTTGTAATAAATTAGCAACATTATTAGTTGGATTTGCAGTTTTAGATCTAAATACAACAAAGTATGTTAATCCTTGATTATTAAGTGTAAGATCTCCAAATACTGAACCATCTATAACACCACCATGTGCAGCTAGTTTACTACCCCACATATGTTCTTTACCACTTCCAGCAAAATCTCCATAGTATAAACCTGAAAGAGAATCAAGTTTCCATTTAGGTGAACTACCTGTAGCTTCTGATTTGCTTCTTAAGAAATTTCCTAATTTAGCATTTGCTGTTATTGGATTTGCTTTATTATTAATTCTTGCTATAATATCTCCATTAGCTGCTACTGGTGTTGTTCCTGCAAAATCTTTGTATATTACAGTAGAATCTGTATAATCCCACCATCCTATTAAACCATTTAGTGAATCAGGTTTTAATGGAGTTAAATAATATGTTGCACTATAACTTGAATCTTCCCCAGTACATTTTGTTTTAATTTCATATTCATATTCTTTTAATGAAACTAAATTATCTAATACATAACTAAAATATATACTAGGTGGAGTCGGTTTAGCAAGAGCAACTTCATTCCATGTTCCAGAATTATCTGCTGTTCTTTCTCTCCATCTTAAAACATAAGAAACAATATCATTCTCAGGATTTAATAAATTTGGATCTTGGAATGTAAGTTTTACACTTGTTGCAGATCTAAATTGTTTAAGGTGTAATGCTGGAGCTGTACAATCACATGGCAAGTCAGGATATACACATGTTTCTACAGTAGGATCTTCTACAGTAACTAGTATAGATTGTTCTGCACAACCTCCACTTGTTGTTACACAGTGACATAAATTTAATATATGATTATTATTTACAGAAGCATTTTCTATTACTATAACATACTTACCTGATGAATCTGTAGTTAAATTTCCTCCATTCCATATAAAATCATAGAATGGCATAGGTTCTCCATTCTGATTTACAAATTTAAATGTTAATGTTTCTGTATCACATACTTCAGCACTTCCTTCACAAATACCATCTCTATTTAATGTAAATCCTTCTGGGCATTCTAAAGTTGTTGTTGAGGTTTGTGTTCTACAACCTGGACAATCTGCTGAAAAAGGTGCTTGAGTATAAAGCGTTGAAGGGGGAGGACATGCATAAGGAGTATCTGCACTAATGTTACTGTAAAACTGATTTACTGTATCAGTTGCAAATATTTCTGTTAATGATGATCTACCTGTAGCATTTACTATTTGAGTTTTTGTATTATCAAATATTGCACAAGCAAACATACCTACAGCACTACCATTTCTTCCACTAACAATAAAAGTATAACACCCTGCTTCTAATGTAACAGGATATAAGAATCCTCTTGTGAATGAAAGACAATCAACACTTTCTGGACAATGTGCTCTTGTTCTATTAGTGCAACTATTAGCGGTTAACTTAACTGGAAGATTAGCTGTTGCTCCACCTGTTTGTCCATTAGCTTGAGAAACCATTGTCATCAAAGTGCTATTATTAGACAATGATATATGAGTTGTTGTTACACCACCAGTTCTTGTTGCAAAACCAAATTGATTATCTGCTGCCATAAAAACATAATATGTTTTTGTACTTGCAACTGTTAAAGGAAAAGAAAATGATAATGTTGTATTACTAGGCCATGTAGGTTGAGGTGATCTTGCTAATGCATTAACTAAACTAGTTTCTGTTACACCTGGTATCTGCTGATTTATTGGACCATTAGTTGTTGCATCATATTGTGTCCACCAAGCTCTTGTTATAAATGTTGGATTAGTTCCTCCACCATCAGTTCCTGATATAGCATCAAAAATAACTGGACAATCTTTACCATAACTATAATTGTTTTGAGGTCCTACATTTGTAGGTGTTCCATTAGGTAATGCAGGAGCATCTGTAAATGTATCTTGACCTACAGTAGTTGCAGTAACTGTTGCTTCACAAATTCCTAATGTAGGATTAAAAACTCCAGGTGGCTCACAATAATTTGCTACTGGATCTGCTGTATAAAATTGATTAACATCTTCTGGTAAAGGATCAATTTTTATATCTTGCCAATGACAGATATTATTTTTTAACACAGAAGCGTCTAAATCATAAGGACAACAATAGGTAATACCATACCTATCTGCTCTCATTTTTTTATAAACTTTATCTGCAAAATCAATTTTTACATTAATCTGCTTGACTAATTCTTCATGTGTTTTTTTCTTAGTCCCCATAGTTTAAGATATTAACAACAAATCGTGCAAGTAATTTTTTTTAATTTTTTCTTAGCAAAATTATATAATTCCATACCTTCATTTGGACTTTGACAAAACTCTACCTTAGCTTTTGCTGCATCTATTAATGTTCTTATATAATACATTTCATGTAAAAGATCTTTTCTTGTAGATGAAGGTTCACACGGCTGGGCTTCTAATTCACACAATTTAGAAAAGTATTGACTTAATAGTTCTGTAGTTCTTAAATGATTATATTCTACATATACTTTATCATTAGGTGCAACACTATATTTAATTATATAAATACCATCAGGTAATTGATTTATATTATTATTACAACCTGTTGTTTGTATACCTAGAGAACATGCATTAAAGGGCAAATTAAATTCTTCTTGTACTGTAGTTAATATTGGTGCATTAAATCCTGGAGGAGTTATAAGAAGTTCTTGACAATCCACAGGAAGCTGATCACTATATACACTTGTATCTACTACATTTAATATTGAACAATTTGCACTTTCAAGTACATCTAAGCTTAAAATGTGTTTGGAAGCCATATATATTTAATTTTAAAAAGTATACTATTCATTAATAATATACAAATTTTTCTGATTTAAATGAAATAAAAAGGGGATAGAATTTAATCCATCCCCCTTTTAGTTTATAGATATATAGAAATACTATTAAATATCTCCACCCTTATCAATAAGATCAGCAACAGATGTTACTACACCTGATCCATCAAACTTAGTTACACCAGCATCAATTGCAAGTGCTAACCAGTCAGCATCAAGAGATGATAATTCACCAGTACATTTAACATATACTTTGTAGTGATATTGATCATTATCAAATACTCCTGATGGATTATTAAATCTAGGAACATTGTGTAATAAATGGTAAACTTTAAATGCACCATTACATGTACTTGTTGTAGCGTCTCTACCTAATTCAGTTACAATACCTGACATACCTTCTTGCTCTCTAAATCTACTAGAGTCTCTATTTCCTTGGTTATAAGGAGATTGTCTGTAGTTTTCAGTAAGTAAGATGTCATTAATAGCTGTATCAGAAGAAGTTCTTCTTTGTTTAAAGTCAGTAGATGATTCAATAACAAACCCTTGACAAGCAACACATGGGTTACCTACCTCATCTTGTAAATCAACCATTACTTTAAGACCTCCTAATAAGTAAAAGTCTCTAGTATCAAATGAACAAGAAGAGAATTGAGTTTGTAATTCACAACTAGTTTTAAGTGTAATAGTAACTTTGTATAGTGTATCAACTAACCAAGTACCGTCACCATTAATACCAGCTGCACCACCTGCATAAATTGCATTTTCTTGTGCAACAGTTGGAGCAGCATAAGCACCACCACCCACAGATTGTGTTAATGTAGCTGTTCCAAATTGTGATAAAATAGGATCATTATTAAATTGATCTCTTAAGTTAGCAGCAACAATAGATGGAGCAATACCAACTTTACCAGAAGCTTGCTCAACACAACACATGTCAACACCATTAGCTGGAATTGTTACAACAGTACCTGGAGTTGATTGATTTTCTGATAATTGATTTTCTTGTACCATTGGAAGTGAGCCAGACAAAGAAGCATAAGCATTGTGATTTAATAATCTTAATGCTGCAGTTCCTTTAATGTCTACTCTAAATATTGGATCAGTACCACAAGGGAAACAAGATTGGTTTGCTAGAGTAGGTTTAATAATGATATTAGCAGTTCCTGCAGTTTCATTATTACACTCTGTAATCCACATATCAGAAATGTATTTTTTCATTATCATTTTTGATTTGTGAGACTCAGCATAACCACCATGTCCTGGGTTATTACCAATTTTGTCATTTACTTGGAAAGAAGATTGTGCTAAATAAAAACCGCCAGCATGACCAGCAACTCCTAAAGCATTCAAAACCTTATAACCTGAATCTACAATTGCAAATTCACCCAAAGCACCACCACCACCTAAGTCTGCAGTAGTCTCTGTAATTGTTTGATTATGCGTTTTAGCATAAAATGCTTTGCTAAACGCATGATTAAAATAAGCCATAATTTCTTAATTTTAAAAGTTAATAAATATTGATATATATAATTGTACCAACGTGGTACATAATTAATATACAAAATAATTCAAACTTTACCTCATATATTAATTATTTTTTTCTGATGATGCAGAACCTCTAATATATTGATTTGCATCATTAATGTCACCTGCAATAATACTACAAGCTTCATCAATTATTAATTCTACAACATCATCTTTAAATTCACAAATAACATCTGCAGCAGAAGTTACTAATGTATAAGGATCTACACAACCTTCAATTTGTATCATCCTTGGTCTTCTATAGTAACTTAATACTGGATTAATTATGTCAAAGTCTTTTTTATAAATCCTTATTGTATTAGACTGCATAGTACAATATGTTTCACCCCAGTCAAAATCTGGTTGTTTAAGTGGATCACGCATGTATAAATCTATATTTGCTTCTTCTGCTAAATATACAGTCATATCCCTTCCGTTACCTCTTTTGTCTACTGGACAACATTTAGTTGCAGCATCTGTACTTACTTTTTTAAATTCTAAATAATCAGTAGGAAAATTAGTTGATTCAACAAAATCTCCTTCATCTGTAAATAAAATTCCTAATTCATTCAATAAGGGTTGAAGATCATCTATACGTCTCTTAGACATTTCATCACCTTCTTTGTACATATTGTTACCATGCAATTGTCTCCTACACCACTCTATTTGTGCTTTATTAAAAGCTTCAACAATTTGCCAGCATTCTATATTATCATAATCATTGCTAGCTAATTTATTTAGCCTTTGTCTAAATTTTATTTGTAATGTAGTATTATTAATTGCCATAACTTAATTACATTTTCCAGTAGTATTCAACTTGACTCATTAAAGATAATAAATGTTCTTCATTTAATGGATTCTTTAACCATTCTACACTTTGTGCAGAAGTTTTACCCATCTTAATTGATCCAAAATAAATCCATCCATCTGCTTTGTTTGATATTAAACTATAACCAGATGCATCTTTTATAATAGCTCTTAGTTTTAAATCTTCCATACTTTCTCTAGAAGCATCTAAAAATGATTGAGCTGCTCTTGTTTGATTTCTTTCAGAACCTTCTCCATGAATAAACTTATCCATATTTTCATATATTACATCATTAGCTGTAGAGTTATTGTACTGTGTACTATTTGCATCTACAATTTTAGCAACGTAAAATAACTTTCTATTTTCAGTATCATACATAGTTGTTAATGCTGCTAATGATCTATTTCTTAATTTAGATAATTCAGTTCTTGTACTTACTGTATCTTCTAGTTTATCTAAATAAAATTTACAACCAGGTGTTGCTTTTGCGCTTCTTAAATTAGGAGCTACAATTGAAAAACCACCTGCTTCTATTGCATATAATTTAATTAGATCATAAGGATCAGTTGAAGGATCTAAATATAATGGATCATTACTTAACCTTAAGCTTATTTTACTCCAAAAGTCATGATTATCATGTCTTAATAATTTTACTTTATTCCAGAACTCTGGATCTTTTGGATCAATAATATTTGCAGCTAAATCTCTTTCTAATGTAGCTACTGCAGTTCTAATTTCTCTTATTTTACCTTCTCTTTTATCAGCAGAAAGTTTTCTTACTTCAGGTGCAAATTCATTCAAACCAGTTACATATCTTTTAATTCCATTGACTTCAAGACATGATAACTCTTCTTGATGAATTACTCCTTCAAAAAGTGACATACCATAATTTTCTAAACCCATGTTTTCCATGTCTCTATTAAAATAGGTACGTATTGCAATTGATTGATTTTTTCCTTGTTGATACTTCTCAATCATTGTTTCCATCCTTATTGCTTCTTCAGTATAAGTTGGAGTTGTAGAAATTATTGATTCTACTTCTTCATTTTTTGTGACTTTTTTCTTTGCCATTTTGTTTTGGTTTTAGTGTTAATTAATAAATGATATAAGGAGGGAGTAAAAACCCCCTCCTCAATCATAAATAAATATTAGAATGATCCTCCCGTTACTGGGTTTTTCATTACAATTTTAAGAACTTTAGTTGGATCCTTTACCCATATAGACGGCATGGTTTGAGTCATATAAACTCTATAACCATTAAATTGTCCAGATGAGTTAAACCCTTGAGTTCTACCCATATAGTCCATAGTACCATTTTGGTAGAACCACTTCAGTTGATTATCCCAAGAAAGTTTCAACAAGTGAATGTTGTCATTTCCAGAATCAGTTACATCAAAAATGATAAAGCTATAAGAGCTTAAAGGTCTTCCATCAATAAGTGGATTCTCAATATCATTAGTATGTAAGTTATCAAATGCAGGATTCAATACAAATCTAACGTTAGCCAAGAAAGGAATAACATAAGAAGTGAATGCATATCCAAATCCTAAGTCCATTCCAGAACCAGTAACCATACCAATTTGATCAGTATTTGTTACATATGCACTACCTAATCCAGCAGCTTCTTTAGCAATTGCATCATTTACAAGCTTCATACCACCAATACCTGTTTGTACAATTAATGTACGTTTTGGATCTGGTCCTTCTAATTCAACTTTACCTTGGTAGAAGTTGTATAATTCAGTCTTGAACATATCCAAGCTGAAAGAAGATTTGTTATAAATTCTCTTGTAAGAGTTGTCTAATTGCTTCCAAAGACCTACTGACATTCTGATGTCATCTGGTCCGTCTTGTCTTACTCTACCTCCGTGTCCCCACATTAAGTATGTTTCAATGTCACTTGCAATTTTGTTCAAGTGAGCAGCTTCAAGATTAGTTAAGAATGTTCTTGATAAGTTTCCATTATCAAAAGCTCTCTTTACATAATCAGCTCCCATGATTTCAACCATACTTTCTAATGAAGATACTGAAGGATCTACGTCTTGATCAAAAGTTCTCCAAATCTCTGTAACTGGAATAGAACCGTCAGCATTCATTCCTCCTTTAAGCATTAAATCTGCTCTTGAAGAAATAGAATAGTGAACGTGTGCTTCTGCTCCTCCTACAAAGTTGTAGAACTCACGGAAACCTGTTCCTGTTTCTAGATCTGAAAATCTTTCACCGTACTCACCACGTGCAGAACCTTTTCTAAAGAATTTAGTTCCTGACACTAAGTACTTATCTGCTAGACCTGCTGTATTATCACTGTTAACAAGTTGTACAGTATAAACAAATCCGTCACCTGAAGGAAGAATATCCTCTGCAGTAACGTAAAGTTCTTTACCGTTGTACTTGTCATAGGTAATAATATCACCATGTCCAAATGTTCTCTTGTTTAAGAGAATCTTAAATGTTTGACCATCTACACCTCTAGTAGTTCCTGCAGCGTCAGTAACGCCATCAATCTTACCTAAAGAATATGGAAGGTCTTGTGCAATAGGAGTTTGCCATTTATACTCACCTCTAGCATTATCCACCATAATTGTATTCTGTCCACCAAATGAAGCTAATTGATACAATGGCATTTCTACCTTTTGTGTCATTGCCCATAAATCAACAGGACCCATATCCATAGGTTCTGCAGATCCTAACATTTGTGTTAGGTGGTAAGAATCAATATGTGAACTAGCTTTGTAGTTAGTATCTCTAAGGAAAATCCCATTATTTAAAACTGGAGTTGCCATAATTGATTGTTTTTAGTTTAGTTAATATTCAGTTTAAATTATTTGTTGACTTTTATTTTTTTAATTCTTTATGCACCTAATACATATGTTACTATGAATCTAAGGTCACCACCTGTAGAAAATACAGAACCTACTGGAGATATAGCAAGTTTACTTAAGCCTTTACATTTTCCAGCTTTCAATGTACCTGTTATTACATTTTCTGCAGTACCTATGTGCGTACTACTGTAGGTAGTTATCTCTATACTGTTTGTACCATCTTCAAGTGATAGTTTAATACCACCACTAGCTCCACCTGGAGCAGTTCTAACATACATCACTATTCCTGTAACAATTGCATTATCAGGTAGTTCAAAGCTGTCTTTAATATTGGCTTGTGTGCCAGTAGCACCTGCACCGTCTGCTGCAAATTCCCATTTACATGATGTTGTGTGAGTTTTTGGATTTTTTGCCATGATTTCAAATTTTAATTAATTAATATTCAGTTTATGTTTGTTGTTTTATTTAAATTCTTTTAAAGATATTAGTATTCTTTCTACTTAAAGTTTTTCTTGATGATCTCTTTGCACTTGGCTCTTCTTGTACTGCGGCAGCAGATGTTTTAGAAGATTGTGCACTTTTAAGTTTTCTTACTGTTTGTTCAACTGCTCTTGACTCACCCTTCTTCATTAATGAAGTTTTATATCCATTTGGATCAGCAAGCAACCATAATGCTTCTGTTATTAAAGGATAATTAGGTTCAACAAACTGATACTTTTCTAATAAGTGACCTAACAAGTTTGTATTTTGCCCACTTATAGAAGGATATGCTGGATTTACTAAACCATTGTAAAGTAAAGACTGAGTCTTTTTATCTACTTTAGTTTCTCCTACCATACCATCTTTAAGTGTATTATACACATTTTTCATATAATTTTGAGATGCTTGTTCTTGTTGCTTTCTTTTCATGTCTTGTTCTTGCAATTTTCTTGCAACAACTTTTTCTTGCATCTTATCTAATTTTGGTTTAAACTTCATAGCTTGTTGTTCAAGCTTTCCAAGATCTTTCCAAATTTCTATTTCTTCTGAAATCTCTTCTTGTGATCCAAAACCAGTAGCACCTAAATATTCTCTAATTATATACTCTTGATCTTTTGATTCTTTAACATTTAAATCTCTTGTTTCTTCAACAACAGATAATGCTTTAAAAATACCTTTTAAATCTTGTCCTCCATCTGCTACATATCTTGCAGCAATCTGAAGTTCTTGTGGCAAACTTTCAAAGAACTGTTTTGGAGTTTCTTGTCTTACTGCTTTTGTTCTTTCATCTAAATTAGCTTGAATTAATTCTTGCCAATCTTTAGCAGTATAGTCCTCCAATTCTTTACCGTCATCAAAAGCTAAAAGTTTTTCTTCATCAATTAGCTTTTTAAATACATCTGAAACACCTGATATAGGCTTTCTACCTCTTTTAGTTGACTTAGTATCTTCTGTAGTTTCCTCTTCTTCTACATTATCTCCTAATATTTCATCAATCTGTTCCTTTGAAACTGTTTTTTCTTTAGTTTCAACTTTAGTATCTTCAGCAGTTTCTGATTTTTCATCAGTTGGAGCTTCTTCTGTTTTTTCTTCAGCAGGAGCTTCTGTTGTTGGTTTATCAATAAAAGAAACATCTACGTCTTCTTTTCTACTAAATATACTTGGTTTTTTAGATTCTTCTTCTGGTAACGTTATTGAATCTCCTCCTGGAGCTCCGTTAAAAATTTCATCAAGGTTAACCTCAACCTTTGCTTTTTTTGTTTCTACTGTTTTTGTTTCTTCAGCCATAACTATTTGGTTTTAATTATTATTACTGTAACTATTACATATACAATATACCAAGATTTTTTTGATTAAACCTTAGAAATTTGAAATTGTCTAAACATTTTTTGCAGTATATAGCTATCACTATTTCTTCTTGTTATTCTTGCTATCATTTTCACGTTTTTGAACATCATATTTGTTCTTATTTTCACGTGCAATTTCTAAATTAGTGTTTGCTATTTGACGTTGTGTAGTAAGTTTTTCTCTCTCAATATTCATCTTAGATTGATCTATAGCACTTTTTCTTGCTGACTCTTCTCTTTTGAAATCCATTTGCTCTCTATACTGATCTCTTTTTTCTATATCTTGCATAGCATCACGGAAATCACTCTGCATGTTTTGATCAATATCTACTTGTGCACCATATCCAGCTGCTCTAATCTCAGCAACCATAAGATCTTTCTTACGTTCTTCTGCACTTTCAGTTTTTAAGAACTCACGTTCAGCAGCTTTTTCTTTCTCTTGTGCAGCAAGTTGTTCTTGTTGCATTTGTTGTTGTTGCTGCATTTCTTGCTGTTTCATTTGCTGTTGTTTACCTTCAGCATTTTTAAGTATAGCTGATACTTCTGCAATAGAGTCAGATTTAATAATACTTCCAAGATCAAATATACTTGCTCCTGTGGTATTGTTTGTAAGAGCCATTTGTTTAAGTTGATCAAGTATAGCTCTGTGATTTGACTTAGTTGTACAGAATACGTTAAAATCTCTCATTAGTAATTCAGTACCGTTAATAGTAAAGTTTACTTTTTCTGCTTCACTTGATATATAATTTAATCTAACACTTGGCATTCTGCTGTGATAATACTGTGATATATCTGTTCTCATTTGATGTACACGTGGCATTAAGTAATCTGAATGTTGTATAAAATACATTTCAGTTTGTGAATAAGAAGATTGTACAGCTTGTACAACACCAGTTGCACTTTGTCTTGCAACCTCCTGTCCCATTCTTTGTGGATTAACACCAATAGCTTCAAACGCTTGTTGTTTAAAATGATTTGCTAATTGTATTCTTGACATTAATCTACCAGATTGTTCAAGATTTAATGTTTGATAATGATTAAAGTTTGTAGCATTTTCAGTATTTGTAATTGAAGTATCTAATGGTAACATGCCAAAATCCTTCATAGCTACATATGCTTTTGCCATATTGTTCTTACCCCAATCTTCACCCATTGAGTGACGTGGTAATGCATTTTGATCAAACATAATTACAGTACCTAACTCATCTACTAGTATATCAGCAATCTGATTATTTACCATATTATATCCTACTTGATATGGTTTCATTAGATCTACTAATGATGTTGATCTTGTATTTCTATCTGAGAATACTCTACCCTCTACAGGCAATTTACATCCATATAAGTTATTATCACCCTTAAATTGGAACTGTACTCTACCTGGTTTTTCTTTATTAATGCCAAGATAAATAGGATCAAAACTATTTGCAGATGCATCAGCTCTCCATGATCCTGGTAAATTTCTTCCTATTTTAATACCACCCCATACTTCATTAATCCATATCCAATCTACATGTTCTCCTTCTATTACATTATCTTTAGTTTTTTGTTTAAACAGTACTGTATTGTAAATTGGTTTATGAGTTTCTTTCCAATTTTCATCAACAATTAATTGTTCAACTGATCCGTCTTTCATTACTCTTGTTAAATGACCAACTTTTCTTTGTGTTTTCCAATATATTGTTGACACTCTTAACATTTCATTATTATCCCAACTACTTAAATCTTCTCCTTCATTAAGTATTTGACTAACAATGTCACCACCCCCACCTGGATTAGCAGCCCAATTAGTTATAAATTGTCTATATCCTAGTGATGGAGATTGAGTATTCCATTTATGTGATTTTGTTGGATCATAAAATGAACCATCATTTTGTACACCTCTGTTTGTATATATAGCTGATCTTGCAGGATAAATGTCTTCTAAAGACTCTAATTGTTTTTTTGACATCAGGTATCCATATGTATCTATAACGTCTGCTATAGTCATCATATCACATTTTCCTACATAATTTGATTCTGATATATATCTTGTATCTGGAGACTTTTGATAAAATGTTAATACTGGATTCCAAAGTTCTACTTTATAATCATCTTCTAACATACAAAAATGCCAAAACTCTCTATCTCCAATAAGCATATCTCTAAATGCTCTTTCTTCAAGCTCTTGCATTTTAAATCTTTCTTCATCAACTTTCATTTGATGATGAGCCCATTCTTCAATTAAACTTCTATAATCTTTTTGAAAAAATTCTTCTATCTCAGGAAGTGATTTTAATTTTTCTGGTGCTAATTCTGCTTGAGCTTCTTCACCCATAGGGTCTACACCCATTTCAATTAACTTAGCTTGTACTTTATTTTTAGCATCTTGTAATAAATTTTCTTCTATCAATGATCTTTTTTGTTCCATCATTTCATTATATGATAGATCATCTACTGCTCTAAACTGTACTCTTGAAAATCTTTTTGAAAACTCCCCTGTTAATACATTAATTACATTTGGAATGATAGGGTAAAATCTTAACTCTAATGCTGTCTCATCTTCTTGAGTTAGCACATCCATCATTTCTTTGTAGTCATTATCTGGTTCTACAATATAATCTGTTTTATCTATAATTCCTTTTGCTAACTTATAATTTTTAAGTAATTTTCTTGCATTACCTCTTAAGAAATTCATACCTTGAATTTCTAACCAGTCAAGATTCCATGCTGCCCAGTCATCATTCTTTTTCTTTGCAGGTAAAAATTGAACTGGTTGAGTTAAACTTGTTGTGGCTGGGTAACTCTTAGTATCAGCTTTAGCACCGTTCTTTAATTGTAATGCATTATATACTTTCATTGTAATTAGTTTTTATAGATATAAATAATTTCTATATCACCAGCTGTTGTAGATTGAGTCCAATACATATTATTTGATATTTTTAAATGGTGATTTTTTAAAACTTTTTTTATTTATCATACGTTTACCTCTACCTATATTCTTAAAAGGGTTCATAGATAATTTATACAAATTTTGTGAATTATCCAAGTTATTTCCTGACTTATCACTTTCTTTACGCTTTAAATAGCCTCTATTGGACTGTTGAACTCTAGCAAAGGCAACAAGTGCAGAAAATGCAACAAGTCTATCCACGTTTAAACCAGGGTAATATTGTGACATTTCTATCAATAACATTTTATCTGGTATTCTTTGTACACCTAATGTCTGTGATATTACTTCTCCATTGTCATCTAAGTCTTCATCTATAGCTTCTCTTATATATTCTATAGCATAAGAGATGAGGTGATTTTTAAACAATGTTCCTGTATTTTTCCAACCATATTCTTGAAATACATTAGCGTTTGATCCTAGATCTTTTAAAAATAAAACTTGTTGTTTTGGAACTAAGTATTTTTGTTTACGTTTTGCAATCATATGTTGAATAAATAAAGATATATTATTCTCTACTATTGTCCATGCTTTGTACCATTCAATAATAAGTTCTAGCCTTTCATGTGTTTTATTTATATCATCAAATCTACCACACCATGATGCAACTATTTTATCTTTCTCAACAAATGTTTCTGGTCCATCTGGAGTTTCTCTAGTTATTTCAATAGGATTTTTATATACAAAAATACTACACAAAGAATCTGATGTTGTAGTTTTACCTTCTGACACAGGGTCAATAGATGCATAATATGTTCCAAAATCTGGATTATCAATAGGTCTTTCCCATACAACAATAGATCCTGTTTTATCTTCTAACTTTTTCTTTACAGGAAATGTATTTATTGGTAACTTTTTTGTTCTTTTAGGTATTATTCCTTTTGAAGTTCTTTCAAGCTCTATAAACTCATATGAATATTCTTTATCTTCAATACGTTTTTGTTGTTCAGCTATAATACCTTGAGGAAATATTGCTGCTTGCCTATATGCAAAAGCTTCTGCAATATTTATTGGTTTCTGAGATATACGTAATTGATACTGTTCAGGTGCTAAATCTTTTTGCCATTGTGATCTTTCTTCTTCAATAGCCTTTAAAGACTCTTTAACTAATGAATTGCCGTATTTATCAATATAAGGGGGCATAGACCATTGTTCAGGAATAAATAGACCTGCTACTCCAAAACCACCTTTATCATCCATTAAGTTTGTTTCTACAGCATATATATCATTTGCCTGTGGATTTAATATCATTTCTTTTAATGGATTACATTGTGCTAAATCACCCACTGATCCTGCAGCAATAAACATACCTGTAGTTATCATACCTGAAGTCATTGCTGGTCTTATATACTCATAAGTTTGATCCATCTTTGGAGCAATACCAGCCTCTTCATGAAAGAAATAAGTACAAGGTCCACCTACACCTGTTGTTGCATTTTTTTCAAAAGATGCACCTTGTATTTTAGACATAAGTCCTTTATTAGTTTTTCTGTTATTTATTCTTACCTCTATTTTTTGTTCCCATAGTAAAACTTTTTCTGGTGTACATGGTCTATACCAAGCAGTATGTTCATTTAAAAATGTTTTATATTCATCAAGAAATTTCCAAGATCCTTTGTCATTAATATAATCTTTTAATGATGCACCAATTTTACATATAGATCCTTCTTCATACCAAAACTGATTTATAATTTTAGCCATATGAAAATAAGATGATGCTATCTGTCTTTTCTTTAGTATAGCTGCATGTTTATGATGTAGCTCTGCTAATAATTCATATAATGCCATATGATACTGTGCATCTCTTACTTTAGCAAAGCCATACTTCTTTTCTTCTTTATCAAAAATAGGTAAGAAGTTTAACCACATATAGTAATCTCTTGTTACATAAAAAGTATTTTTATCACTCTTAAATATAACACCATCTCTACATTTCTTTTTTTGATCTTCCCAATATGTGCTAAAATCTTTTGATCTAAAAGGTTTATCACAATAAAAACCTTGTTTATTAAATATCTTAGCTTGTTCATTAAAAAGCAAAGCAACCTCATCAAAATCATATTGACCAGGTTCCTTAAATAATGTATTTAAATATTTGGTAAAGTCTTCTTTTTCTTTAAACTCTGTAACCGTCCATTTATTATTCTTATATGTTGGTACAGTTTTATACATCTTCTATTGCCCACACATCTTGTTGTCTTAATAAAATATGATCTTCATCCATATGAGATACTTTAACTGGTTGTATAAACTGATTAAATAATACTATTTCACCTTCAAATATACCCGTTACATCTTCACCTATTCCTACTACAGTCCCTCTATCTTCTTTTGTTTGTTGTGCATCAGGAATATATATACCTGTATCACCATATGTTTCTGATGCTTTATGTTGTTTGATTAGGAGTCTATCTCCTACTGGTCTAATTTTACTCATTTTATTTTGGTTTTAATTATTATATTTGGTCATATGCTAATCCTTGACCACCACGGACTTGACTTTTTTGTTCATCTTTCATATCATTGTATGCACCTTTAAATGATTGTCTTATTTGCTCAAACTTAGCTGCAGTATTTACTAATGATGTTAAATTACCATCTCTACCATGCTCTATAGATGTGGTTTCCATATATCTTGCTAGCCTATCTAACATTGTTTTTATACCCTTATATGCTCTATATGTGGGTGTATGATAAAGATCTTCACATAACTTAATTCCATTTCTTATTGTCTCATCTTCTGTTGATTCTTCTAAACCCACCTCTTCAATAATTAGATCCTCTTTTTCATGTTCAGGCATATTAAAAAATGGATTCATGTCTGGATCTGGACATGTCATATAAAATATAAACAGGTACACTTCCATATATGTATCAGGATATTTATCCATAATACCCTTTAATGATTTTATAGAATAACAATGTTCTGATGGTATTACTTTACCATTTTGTACGTCAAATAGTTTTACTAGCATTGTGGATTATCTTTTAACCACATCACAAGACTATTAATCTCATCTTTTAAATATGGTAGTTCATACATTTTAATTTCTTTAATAATTGGCTCACCCTGATCATTATACTTAGTAATAGGATAACCAAACTCATTTTCACCTTCTTTTTCAAATGATACATGTTGTATTTGTAATTTACCTATTTTAAGTTTAGGGTTATGCTTTTTAATAATATACGCATATAAACTTAGCTGTAGGTTATAATGTTTTAAATTACAATCATCTAGATGTGACACAGGGCTATATAGTTTAGATGTTATACCCTCCCAGTTTGTAAATCCTTTTTCTTTTATTTCTTTATTAGTCTTGTAATCAAGAATATTAATTTTACCGTTAACAATAGTAACTAAATCTGCTTGACCACAAACACCTAATGACTTAAGATACACAAAATGTTCTGGATATACACCATTATCAAGCTTTTGCTCTGGTGCAATTTTTATTCCTTTAGAATCTACAATAGGTCTAATTATAGGAACTTCAACACCCTCTCTTTCAATAGTATTGAATTCACATAAATTTTCTTCTCTTTGGTTATGATACCAATTTCCTAACTCAATAGCTCTTTCTGATTCTCCATTCCAAGCAGCTAATATCTGTTTAGGTGTCATGCCATACCACTTGGATCTTTTATTTTTAGATGATTTATCAGCTTGAGCTTTTGCATCAAACTTAGGTTTAAATAGACCTATAAAACTAGTTACACTAGTCCATTTTATTTTATCTTTTTCAAGATCTTTATTTAGACTTTCATATATATGACCGTCTTCTTTAAATATTACTGCCATCTTTTTTATTTTTTTGATCTTTTAAGATTTTTTTATTTTGTTCCTCAGCTTTTCTTTTCATCTCAGCTCTATGCTTATCTGTTTTCTCCATATCTAAATATATTTGTTTTTTAAGTTCATTTTCCATTTCTTCTGGCATAATCTCTTTCCATCTTCCAACAGGACAGCTAGCAGATAATGCTCTAAGTTTTAAACCTAAACTACAACCACATTCAGAACAACAAGGTTGAGTTCCTGGAACAGCACATGAGGTACCAACTTTATCATTGAAAGGACAAAGTTTACATTCTTGAAATCTCATCTTAGCTACCATTTCAACATCATCTTTTTTAAAGACTCTGTTTTTAATACCTTCAGCAATTTGATCTAAATTGCCTAATGCTCCTAAAAGTTTATTTATTCTCATTTTTAAATTCTTTTTTATTTTTAATATTTTCTTCTACTGCATTGAGCAAATCTTCCATTTCTTTTAGTTTTTCTTTTACTGCTGTATGTTTTTCATATCCATCATATGTCATTTTTTCTAAGTTTCCTAAAATATCTTTATTTCTTTTTATTGCTTTTTTAAGTTTGTTAGTTCTAATAACAAATGTTCCTAATCCAGGCAATCCTATTTTAGGGTTTGTAAGTGATGATAAATTTTTTCTTACCCTTCCGTAGAAGAAACTTATAAAGTCTGCAACTAGATCTTTATGAACTTCTGCTTCTTCAGCAATTTCATCATAAAAAGTTTTGTATTTTTTTGGATTAAGATTCAACACCTAAAATTTTAAAATCTAAAAAAATAGTGCCCTCTATCTCAATACCCATTTCAGGATTAATATATATTTTCTTTTTATTATCTCCATTCTTAACTATTAATCCTTTTTTTTCAGCTTTTGTTACAGCATTTCTACAAGACTGTGGACTTTTAAAAATACCATGTTCTGAAACAATAGAACAAAACTTTGTCATTTCAATAGATCCTAACATAGACAATAGGTGTAAAGAATTTAAATCAGATACACTAATTTGTATGTCCTTAAGGAAGCAATAAGTAAGGATTTGATATTTTACTACCTCATCCTTACTCATCTTAATCCTTTTATCTATTTTATTTACTAAAGCCATGTTGTTGGTATATCATCACTTTCTATTAATGTATATGTAAAGTTATTACCCCAAGTGTCTCTAGCTTTTCTCATGATCTTCATGAATAATCTCCAATCATCATTATCAGCTATAACTTGACATCCTGCAGACCATTTATCTACTTGTGTAGATTTTTTTCCTGCATACTTGGTAGCTCTATGTATATTAATACCAAACAATCCTGTCATAGTATTATTATCATCTAGATCAAACTTACCATCTCTATTGTTGTCTCTATAAACAGTAACACTTCTATGTTGACCTAAAGCTTCATATTTTCCCTGGTGTTTTCTTATTTTATGAGAACCTTTATATTGACCTGGCTTTAATACTGCCACACCTTCTTTTCTCATAATATTCTCAACCCAATGAGTTCCAGGATCTGTAGTACAATCCATTTCATGATATACCCATTCACCACCATCTTTGTAGCAAACAGTCATTAAATCATCAAATTTATTTGTAACAATACCTTTAGTTGCTAAATTTCTAACTCCAACTATATTTACATTATAATCACCAGATTCAAAGAATTTATATTCTTTTCTTTCTAATGCCCTTCTTATATGATCTACACTATACTTGCTCATTGACTGTACGTTTTAAAGTTCTTTTTATCTCCTCTGCTGCCTCTGCACCTCCCATTGCACCTAAATTAGTAATAGGTTTTGATTCACCTTTTTCTTCACCTTCTGGTGCTGGTGCCATTGTTTGTGCAATCCACATTTGTGCTTGAAGTCTTTCTGCACGTGTTTTTTCAATATCTCTTAATAACTCCTCATATTTTAATTGTGTTTCTAAATGAGGAATATTATCTTGATAATACTTAGAGATTTCTTCTCTTTTAGAATCCAACGCCTCTTTTGACATTGTTTCTGGATTTGGAGCATTTACTGCTGCCTTTTTAGCTTTTGCCATTGTATAAAATTTTTAATTAATAATAAGGCAAATATATATAAAAAGTTTAAATAAAAAAAGTTTATAGTATTTTTTTAATGATACCCATTCAATAACTCTAATAAATCATCTATTGCTTTATGTCTATGTGAATCTTCTAATACTGTTTTAAAGACATAGTCTGAATTAGTTAATTTAGCCATATCATGATATGCAGACCAGTTTTTATCTTTAAGATCTATTTGATATGAATCACCACAAAAAATCATTTTAGAATCTTTACCTAATCTTCCTATACACATTGCCAACTGAGATCTATTTAAATTTTGAAACTCATCTACAATTACAACTGAGTTATCAAATGTTCTTCCTCTAAAGTGAGCTAATGAAACAAGTTCTATCTTTTCTTCTTTTTCCATTTTCTCTATGATATGAGGTTTGTTATATACTTTACGCATATTAGAACGTATAGGAACTAACCATGGTTCCATCTTTTCTTTTTCAGATCCTGGAAGAAATCCATTATCTTCTGTAGATATTGTTGGTCTTGTTATAATTATTTTATTGTATTGTCTTTTAAAGAATTGATCTAAAGCAACTTGTACTGCAAGTAATGTTTTTCCACTACCAGCTTTTCCAACAATAAAATTATAAGGGTGTTTGAGAATCTCTGTTTTAGCTCTTTTTTGTTCTAGAGATAAACTTAGAGAAAATCTAACACTTCCTTTTGGAGGTGTTTTTTCTTTATTTGTCATCAATGATTATTTACCTTTAATTTTTTCAAATGAGCTTATACCAAAGCTCCCAAGGGTTACAATAACAAATGAGTTGTATATAACTTCATTTATTACAAGCTCCATTCCACACCATCCAGTAATTAAATCACATATAGCAAATATTACCATAAGTACAAATGAAGCAAAGCCAACTATAGCTTTTTCATTTATGTCATTTTTATCTTTAAATAATTTCCACATATACTAACATTTCCATTTTTTTCTTGCAAGACATGCTCTTTTCTTAGGAGTTTTTCTGCAGTCAATGTTAAATTTTTTAATTTGACCTAAATTTCTAGCACAAAAAGATCTTTTACGTGGTCCTCCTCCAGGTTGTGGTGCCTTGAGTTTAGAACCAGTCTTTCTGTTGATCATCTTACGTCCCTTGGCTGTAAGACCACCTGATTTGCTTTTACAACCATTCTTGATTGAGCAACCCTTCATTCCTCCTTTTTTCTTGCTAGCCATTATTTTCCAACTTTTTTCTGTGCCATCTTATGTGACTCACCAAATGATGCACCATTTTTCATTGCATCAACCATCATTTGCATATGTTTTTTACTATGATGTACAGAATGTTTTTTAAGTGTTTTTTGTTGTCTCATAGTTAATGCACATACATCAACACCTTTTACTTTTCCTATACATTTTTCACCACCCTTTTTATAAGTTGTTACACTTTTTGGCATTGTGCCTTTTTTCTTTGCGGGTTTAATATTCTTTGCAGGCATAATTTTAAATTTAATTTATTAATATTATTTTTTCTTTTTTTTCCAACTAATTCTTTTTGGTCCAGTTTTTTTACTTGAAGAAGAATTACATTGTGCTTTAGTTGGTCTACAAGCTGGATACGGTCTTTTAGATCCGCCTTTTGCTGACTTTCTTCCACAAGGTTTACCAGTCTTACAATCTATCCAACCTTTACCTTTGTTTCTGCTAAACCATTTATGTAAACTTTCTTTAGCCATTATTTCTTTTTCTTTTTAGACTTGTTACCCCAATTAGCAGCCCCCACCTTTCTACATCTTACTAGTGCCCCTGACGCATAAGCTGATGGCCATACGCTATATCTTGATCTTACTTTACTGTAACATGCGTCTCTTTTAGCTTTTTTCTTTTTCTTTGCCATAATTTATCTTTTTCCGCCATGGTATACTACAGCATGACCCATTTCTATTAATTTATCATTTACACAGCATTCTTTTTCTTCTATTACTACATGTAACTTACCAAGAACTCTACCAAACTTACCCACTTTTTCACTTTCTAGAATAAAAAAGTCTTCTTCATTTACTTCAGTCAGAAGCTTTACTAAAGCATCTTTAGCTGCTAGACCACGTTTCTTTTCTTCTAGATCCCTGGTCCTTGACTCAGGAGTATTTATCCCCGCCAGTCTGATTCTTTTGTGAACCGTTATATCAAACCCAAGATTTATAGTAGCATCTATTGTGTCACCATCAATTACTCTTGAGACTTTAGCTTTATATACGTACATTTAATTGTTCTTTTATCTGCCTATCAATAATTATATCTCTTATCTCAGCACACTTTTCATACTCTTCAGTGTCCACGAAATAAGCCATCATATTCTCTAAAGTATCTAAAGACATTTCTTCATCAGGAGTATGGGCCATTACGGCACTACTTCCGTCTACGGTTTTCATATCTAAAAGATCTTCAAACTTTTTCCTACCCGTTATAACTAGAAAAGAATTATTAAAAGCTGTTTCTACTATTAGATCCTCTAGAGCTAGTTTTTGTTGTAATGTTAATCCGTCCATCTTATCATCAAACTCACCTAATCCGTCATTGTCAAAATTATTTTCCATTTTATTTTAATTTTTTTTAATTCAACAAACTCCTTTCTATAAAGGATCATATATACATAATATACAAAAAATTTTTGGGGAATTAAAGTTTTGTATGCTTGAAGTGCTTGGAACCTTCTAAGTTTCAGCTCCCCAGTTTATTTATGACAGTAAGCACCCCTGGTGTATAATATTAACCTTAAAAACTTTTAACTATGTCAAAAGATGTTTTTTTCCACAAGACTGTAAATAATACAATTATTGTAAAGTCTAAACCTTTGTCCACACGTAAGACGGTGGTCAACGGTCAAGAAGTGTACACAAGAGAACAAGGTCAAGTGACCTACGGACTCTTATGTTTAATTGACGCAAATGGACAAGCTATTGCGCCATCATCACTTGGGCTTAAAGCCAACCAGCTCATGAAGGGCATACGCCTTTCTGATTCACCTGTAATGGATCAAGATGATCCAACAGTTGAAACAGGCATGTTCTGGGCTGAATCTTATTAAGGTTCAGTTCCAGCATGACACTGGTTGAATAGTCACTGGAGTCTGCATACACTCTATAAATCAGTATGCAACTATACTCACTCAGACTGAATAGCTACAGACTACAAGCTCTCACTGCATTCTTGATTGATAAGCAGTCAACTTGGCAAGATTGTAAGCTATTCGGTGAGTGTTACACCACATCCACAACCATTATAGTTACACAACCACAATAAAGTGTGTGGAATTAAAAAAAAATTGTGTGTGTTAAACAATGTGTGTGAGGTCATATTTCCCACATATTACCACTTTGTTACACACTTACAACTGTTAAACACAGTAGTATATAATATAGCTATCATAATAGTTATTTCAACAACAGTTACAACTACTGTTACTCATACATAATGTTTGTCTTCTCTCTCTATAGGATGAGCATATATGTATCCGCAATATTAAAATAAATAGGTTCTATAGAGTTACCTATGATCATAATACTCTTGACACTTGGTTTAACGGGATCTGCAGTTCTATCAACCACTATCTGAAATGATATACTTTGATATAAGCATTTGATTGTAAACAGTGTCCTACAAGTTCTACAATAAACAGTTGCCTTCACGTGGCGTAGAATGTAAGTAATTTGCAACTCCATTATGCAAATGAAACTAAATACTGGAAAATATAAGCGTAGCCTGAATTGCAAGTCAGGTTAGGATTAGAACTATCGTTAACTCTTGTGCTAACAGGGGAGGATAGGATCGTGTAGCCATCCAGGCGTATAAGTATATCTAAATAGATATGCTTCACCACTTAATAGTGGACATGATTATGGATCTTATTAACAGACAGAAAATCTACTGTTAGTATGGTAATAGGTTATCTTAATAGGTGTCGCTTAACATCTAGATAACACACATAGTCTGTAATAGACTGCTAAATGTATACACAAGGCCAACTGGAAGAGTGTATATAATAGTAACTTGGGAGAGTTATAGTGTTTACCGAGACAAACTGATGTGAGTCAGATAGTATTTCCATATGGTTGATTACCATCTAATCCGTGCTTTTAATGCAGCAATATCTGGTCACAAGCCCAGTTGAGAGATGCAGAGTGAAAGCACACATCATTCAAGTTTAATTAAACAAAAGATTATTATGAAAGAATCATTTAAAAAAGTCTGGAAGTTAAAAAGTGAATACCTAACACATGTATTTGCTCCAGCAGTTTATCTATTATTGTGTTACTTAGCATTTATTGGTGGCCATTTGTCAGAACCATTTATGCTAATCATGCTAACTGTATTTTTAGTGGCATTAGTATTTATAAACTATGTAGTTTATAACAATCCACCAAGGAGATACAGAGCAAGATTTTATATAGAGCACATACCAATGATTGGATTTGGAATTGTGTTTGATGATATATGGTGTATTGTTTTACCTTATGTTTGCATAGGTATAGATTTTAGAGATGTATATAAATTTAAACTACGTGCCTTATGAAAAATATATTAGATACAATCTTATACTTGTTTATAGGTAGATATAAACTGGTTGACTCAATTAGATTAGAAACAGGAATAGTATGTAAGCACTACTATGACAGAAAAAATGAAGTAATAATAGTTAAAACTGAAAAGTATGCATAGTTTGGTTAATAAAATTAGAAGCTGGTTCCAAAAGCCAGCTTCTATAGACTGTAGTGATTTAGATTTTCAACAACTTAAAAAGGTGTATGAAATAAAACACGGTAATTCTTTTAAAGGACACACATCATGTATGTTTACAACTGGTGGTGATAATCCTACTATACAGTATTGTAATAGTTATTTTAAAGGACATGTTCAAGCAACATTCTTTGTTAATGCAAATAAAACTGCAGTAACTACACATAAATGGTGGAAGACACCTAAGTATGTTATAAATGCATTAGGTAATAATCCATATGCTGAATATAAAGATGAATGGGAAGATGGTGATAAATCTATAAAGATTGTAATCCATCAAGGTGAGATGCATATAGATATGAATTCTGTACATACAGGTATCAACTTCTGGGATCATTATAAGAACATCAATACTTTAAAAGAATTAGATGGTATAATGAACAAAGTTAAAAGAAGATTTAAAGACAATGATCTTGATGGATTTTTAATTGCCAATGGTGATCATGGTTATAAGTTAAATCTATAAGTTTGGGCTCATAACGTCACTGGTGACGTACTAACAACACCAGTAACTTTATTTGATTTAGTAATCTGTAGTGGATTATTAAGTTTGAGTGAGTGAGATGATATAGGAGCGGTAGTTTATTCTACTGCTCTTGTATCTGATACACCCATAGCTCAACTGGATAGAGCAACAGCCTTCTAAGCTGTAGGTTGTAGGTTCAAGTCCTACTGGGTGTACTGAGTAACAAATAAAATGAATATTAATTTAAAATTAAAAAAATGAAAAATGTAATTAAGTTTCTTAAAGAAGAGTGGAGATTCACATTGAAGGCTGTGATAGGTAGCATAGCAATATGTTTTGCTGTTATATTTGGCTTT